AGGTCGCGGCTCGCGAGGATGACATCAAGCTGACCGAGTTTGCCCGTCTTGTCAAGAAGCGTCTCGGTGAGAACTCCCTGCTCGGGACCATCGTGACCTTGTGTCATGCGAACGGCCGCGTGTACACGCCTGACGATGCCGTCCTGCTAGCCTCTCTCGTACCCATGCCGATCGTCGCGTCGGTCGCCAAGTGGCAGGGGATACAGGCTGGGAGGCTCGCATGATCATCCTAGAAGGGGCCGATAACCTCGGCAAGAGCACAGCGGCCAAGACACTGGCCGACATCCTCGCCGATCGCATGGATCAGCCGTGCCCCGTCATCCCGCATGGACCACCCGTGAATGCGCTCGGTGAGTATCACCGCGACACACTCGCGCAGTTCGCCGTTCACGACCGAGGCCATCTTGGGTGGCTCGTGTGGCAAGGGCTCCTCGGCTGCGACGGTCAGGCGTTCGACGGGTCGAAGTTCAACGGCCTCGTCAGCGGGCTGCGTCGTCAACGTGCGATGGTCGTCGTGCTCAGCGCGGCGGACGACTGGTACATCGAGCGTGAGATGGTTAGCGGGCGTCCTGAGATGTACGAAGCAGCGCTTCGCATCAGCGCGAACCGCATCTTCCGTGAGTTACGGTTCCTCGGGACGGGCCGTCATCATCTCGTCGACATCCACCACCGTGTCGATCAGCAAGGCTTCCCCGACATCAACCACATGACGAACTGGGTGAACGCCTGGTACGTCCGTCAACGCGAGGCGCTTCCGTGATCAACCTTGAGACCAGCGACGGTCGCCCGGTACGGCTCGTCGAGCATGCGCGTGAGCTGCCAGAACTCTCCGGCGTCACACGCGTGTATGCTGACGTGGAGTCCACGTCCTTCCATCCGAAGGTCAAGGGTCTTCACCCGTACGCGGGTCACCGCGTCGCTGGTCTCTCGATCATCCGAGATGACGAGGAGCTCGCACACTACATCTCGGTGCGCCACCAACGTGGTGTGACCATCAGCGTTGAGGAGTTCGTTCGCTGGCTCGGGGATTTCGTGAAGGTCCCCGAGTGGGTGAACCACAACGTCAAGTTCGACGCGCACTTCGTCGCGTGTGAGGGCGAGGGCGACGAGCTGGTGTGGCCGGGTCGCATGATCGACACGCTCACGCTGGCGAAGACCCACGACACGGACCGGCGTGGTCACGGCCTGAAGCAGCTCGCCCCAGAGTGGCTGCTCGCCGACGTGGACGAGGCCGATGAGGTGAAGGCGTACCTCGCCGAGGAGAAGACGAAGGACTACGGAGCCTTGCCGGCGGACCTCGCAGCACGATACGCATGTCGCGACGTGTACCTCAACCGGGACATCATGCGGTTCCTCGTCGAGCATCGGCCCGAGCAGCTCGAGGATACGTGGAACACCGAGATCCTGCTCACGCCTGTCCTGTTCGATATGGAGCGGGCCGGGATGCGCGTCGACAACACGGCGGTGAAGCGGCTCAAGGTCCAGACACTGCGGCAGATCCTCGGGGCGCAAGAGGAGATCGAGGACCTCACCGAAGGCCGGGCGTTCGTTGACTCAAGCAAGAACATCTACGATCTCCTGTGTAACGTCCTCGGCCTGCCTGTTCTCAAGTACAACGAGGGCACGCTTGAGCGCGGGTCGCCGTGCTTCGACAAGGAAGCTCTTGAGCTCTACGGGATGCACCCCGAAGTCCGCGACGACCCGAAGGCGTCGCGGATCGTGGAGCTCGTGAGCAGCGCGAGGAAGGACTCGCACTTCCTGAGCAACTATCTCGAGGTCTTCGGTGCGTCGGTGGACACAGGCGACCGCGTTCATCCCATGTACAACCAGCTCATCCGCACGGGACGCATGTCCGCACGCGACCCGAACACGATGGGCATGAGCAAGAAGGCGAAGCGCCTGATCCTCCCCGACGACGAGGAGTTCGGGCTGCTGTCCGCGGACGCAGAGCAGATCGAGTTCAGGCTCATCGTCCACTACATCAACGACGTCGATGCGATCGCAGCGTATCTCAAGGACCCGGACACGGACTTCCATGCGTGGGCCGCTGAGCTGTGTGAGGTCCTGCGTGACCCGGCGAAGACGCTCAACTTCGCCATGGGGTACGGGGCCGGCAAGGCGCGCGTCGTAGCGCTGCTACGTACGGACCCAACGATCATGCACGATGTCGGCGAGCAGGTCGACGCAGCGATCCGCGCCGGGAAGGTACCGGCACGGGCGCGAGCCTCCGTGTACGAGTCGGCTTGCGAGCGTCGGGCAGCTCGGGTGTATCAACGATACCACGAGCGGCTGCCCGGGATCAAGCGGACGTCACGGATCGCAACACAACGCTGCGTGACTCGCGGGTTCGTGTTCAACGCCTACGGCCGACGACGACATCTCCCGTCGTACGCGGCGCACAAGGCCTTCAACACCGTGGTTCAAGGCGGTGCGATGGACATCATCAAGCGACGCATGATCGCGCTCGCGCCGAGGTACGTCAGCTGGGTCCGAGACGCTGGGATCCGGCTCTTCGGGAACGTCCATGACGAGCTGGTTCTCCACGGGCCGCATGTGACGCTCGGTGACCCGATGTACCAGGCCCGCATCCATGCCGTGCTCGAGACGACCGAGATCGACTTCCGGGTCCCGTTCACGTGGGAGTCGGGGTACTCGCGAGGCACGTGGTACGACGCAGGCTCGAAGTCTGCGATCATTGACAAGCATGAGCTGCGTCGGATCGCAGCGGAACAGGGATGGCTAGGTCCCCAGATGAGGAGGTACCTGTGAAGAAGGTGGACGGCTCCGGAGTCGGAGCGCACTGTTTCGCTGGTGGCATCACGGCAGGGTTCGCACAGGTGTTCGACGTCGCGGGCCAGCTCGAGGTCCACGAGTTGGGTTGCGACTCCGTGCGTCACAACCTCGGCATCCCTGTCATCAAGGACGAGGCCGCTGGCTGGATCACGAAGCCGCCGATGTGGGCCAAGCAGGCGCAGGTCATCTTTGGCAACCCGAGGTGCACCGCGTTCTCCTGCCTCAACCGCGGGTGCGGCAAGGACGGGTTCGGACCCGAGGGCAAGGCCACGGCCGACGTCCGTCAGATGGTGGACCTCATCGAGAACGTCCGGCCGACCGTGTTCGTGTGGGAGTCGGTTCAGCCGGCGATCACGACGGGCCTGCCGCTCGCGCTCGACATCGAGGAGCGTCTTGCGAAGCTGCGGTACCACCCGACACGCATGCTTCTGAACGCAGCGACGTGGGGTAACTCACAGAACCGTCGTCGCTTCTTCCATGTGTTCACGAAGCCCGGCGTGACGTTCTGGCCGGACGTACCGGACATCCCGGAGCGGTGGTTCACCGTGCGTGAGGCCATCGAGGATCTCGCCGAGCATCCCGTCACAAGCAAGCATCAGTGGTGCTATGACTCACTCGAGGATGCGGAGCATGACGAGGTGCTCAACCACCACTGGTGGGACGACCCGTGCTTCACCGAGCTCGTGTGCTCGATCATCCCGCCCGGCCGGTCGATGAACGACGTCCCGTTCTCCGACATCGAACGGATCCAGGCCGAAGGGTTCGACGGCTACATGGACGGGTACCTCCGTGGCGCTGGCTCGTTCTCGCGTCACGCCGCGCGTCGCCTCCACGCGGATGGCGCGTCACGCGTCGTGTACGGGGGCTGGTACATGACGGTCCACCCGTGGCTCGACCGCGGTGTCACCGTGCGTGAGACCGCACGCATCATGGGATTCCCTGACGACTGGGTGTTCCTCGGTCCAGCCAGCGGGTACTGCCAGATCGGCAAGGGTGTCGTGCCGGCCGTCGCGGAGTGGCTCGCGTGGCAGATCCGCAAGGCGCTCGACAACCCGATGACCGAGAAGCGTCACCGCGAGATGAGGTTCAACGTAAGGACTCGCGAGGTCGAAGAGCATCGCGTCGCTGACGGCGAGGTGCGGACGTTCGACTTCACCCGCATGTGCGCGAAGGTGCCGAGGCCGAAGCTCGCACCTCGCAACTCCGTCTTTGATGGGAACTGATCATGAAGATCATCGAGCCTGGGTTCAACTTCGTGTACGAGCCGGACGGCGAGGCGATCCTGCGTACGCTCGAACTCGCGGGACGCACGGCGTACAAGAGCGAGGCCCGGATCACCGACGACAGCGCGGCCGACTTCGTGCGTATGGTGATCCGCCGCGGCCACACCTCCGTCCTCGAGCACGCGGTTGTCGCGGTCCGCATCGTCTGCGATCGCGGCGTGTCGCATGAGATCGTTCGGCACCGCATCGGCGTGGCGTACACGCAAGAGTCGACGCGCTTCTGTAACTACGGCAACGACGACGACGGCATCACCGTCATCAACCCGTCGTGGCTCGAGAACGACCTCAACGCGGAGGAGTGGAAAGCGGCGATGAGCGACGCCGAGCACCACTACCTCATGTTGCTCGAGCGAGGCTGGTCGCCGCAGCAGGCGCGCAGCGTTCTGCCGAACTCGCTGAAGACCGAGATCGTCTGTACGTTCACGCTCCGCGCGTGGCGCCATTTCTTCTCGCTGCGATGCGCCAAGGCGGCCCACCCGCAGATGCGGCAGATCGCGCTGCCGTTGCTCGAGGCCATGGCCGCAGCCGTCCCCGCGGTGTTCGAGGACCAGGTGAAACTTTTTCTCAGATGAGGCTGTACACCCTGAGTTAGAAGGCTACACTGGACTCAACAGTAGTGGATAGGAGACGGTG